ATAAATTCCATTTTAGCTTGAACCACACCACCTTTGGTTTCTTCACCTACGTTAATAGTGGTAATTTCTTTTGTAGTGCCATCAGCCATTTGTATAGGAGTGCCTTCAACAAAACATCCACCGCTTCCAGCGCCAGCTCCATACCCGCCTCCGTCTCTTCTTGCTTGGGCTGCATCTTTTTTCTTTTCTAAGTTTTTTGCTCGTTTGTTTGCCATTGCTTGATTAAAGTTTTCGTTTTGAATAGCCCCACTTAAAGCTGCACCAGAATAAGCACCGGTTTGAACATTACTTGTAACATTAGCACCGCTATTGTCGTTTGTGTTTGTAAGTAAGCCACCATAGTTTCCAGTCACAGGATCATAACCAGTGCCAATATAACTACCACTTGTTACTGCATTATTAATGTTTTGTTGTCTTTGAAAGTCTTTTTCTGCTTGCGACTCTTTCTGCGCTTGTTGATATGCCGCTAAGGGGTTGGTAGTTGTTAGGCTTGGAAAATTTTCTGTTGGCGTAAATTCAGATAAAGCAGTGTTATAGTCAGAAATAGAAAGATCCTCTCCAAAGGAAGTAAGTCTTTTTCTTAAAGCAGGATCAACCTCAGCTAGTGCATTTACTTCGTCTTTATAAGCTATGTTGGCTAAAGAGTTTTCTGTGGCTGCGGCTTGATTAGTTTCGTATGAAGTTGGGCCTAATAAACCTAACTCTCTAGCTCTTAATCCATAATCAATTGCGTCTTCATCTTCATCTTCTGTTCCATATTTATTCATAAAGTCACCATAACGTGCTTTAAATGCTTCTGGAGTTAGTTTATCAAGATTAGCTTTAACACTTTCTGGAAAGAAGTTTTTTTCTAAAGCACCAATGCCTTTGGCAAGTCCTTTGGCAACAAATGATCCAGGTAATAAATTTTTAAAATCAAAACCATTTAAAAAACCAGTTTCGTTAGCAGGATCAACATTAGAGCTATTATTATAAGTAAGCCCCATTCCATATTCTGGGTTATTGTAACCAACATATTGTCCAACAAGATTAGGGTTATAGTCAGCAACACGTCTATTGTTTATTGGACTGTTTGGATTATCACCGCCACCGCCACCGCCACCAGCATTTGGAGGTAGATTGCCACCACCAAAAAGAGGACTGTCAGGATTAGCACCTACCCTAGGTTGACCTGGACCAACTTGGTGTCTGTCGTCAATACCATCTCGATCCGAATCAACAACGTCCATTGTAAAAGGGCCCATTCCTACATAACCATCATCACCAATACGTTCACCATATCTATTGCCTTGTAGACCTTGATAAAAATCTTCTTGCCCCGTATCTGATCTAAATCTATTTAAAACATTAGTTGAATTAGATGCTCCGAGTATACCTGATAAAAAATCGGGACCGGTAGTGAATGCCATTAGTTAATACCTTTTATAGTTGCTTTCATTTCTTTAATACCATCTTTAGCTAAAGAAACCGAAGCCCGCATTTTAGCATGATTATCGTCTTGTTGCAATTTATCTTCAGAAATCTCTTTTGCTTGCAATAATTTCAAGTTTTCCATCGCTAATTTGTCTTCACCTTCCTCTTTTTTACGTGCTTCTTCACGTGCTTTTAGCTGTAATTCGTCCGCTTTTAACTGCAATAATGGGTCATTTCCAAGGGTATTTAGCACTCTTTTCTCTTCTTCAGCGTACTCTTCCATGGTTTCAGCCACTAATTGAGCCTTTCTTGACTCCATAGCTTCATTTAACATCTGTTGTTGCTGTTGCATCTGCATAACTTGTGGGTTTTGTTGCATTGCTTGTGGATTTAGCTGTTGTTGCTCTAAAATAGGCGCCATTTGTTGTGAAAGTTGCTGTAATTGTGCTATTTCGTCTTTAAATTCAAGTGTTACTTGCTCTGTAGCCATTAAACTGATGTGTTCCATGATGTTTTTCTGTACTGAAGCCAATATTTGTGGGTTAGTGCGTACCATCATAGTCCCCATAAAGCTTAAATGCGCTTTCATGTGCGCAGTATGGTCTTGTCCTGGAAAAGCTTGGAATGGTTTGCTTGATAAGGCCGCTATATGCTCTTGTCCTGGATCAGCAGGCTGTGGTTGTTGTGGTGGTGGTAATAATTGATCAATATCTTTAATGCCTAAAGCTTCGTACATGTCATGATAGGCAGTATATAAGTTATGCATCTCTGGATTAGACATGGCCATTTGTAATTGCGTTTGTGCCACACTAATACGTTGCGTTTGTGAAAAGATATTAGGATCCGCAACCGGAATGATATCTACCTCAGGTCCAAAGTCTGTTTGTTTAATTTGTCTTTCACCACCAACAACATCATATGGATAAATAGGTGGTAGGTAAGTTCCAAAACAATCTGATAGCAACATAAATTCACGTTTCATACTTGCATACAAACGTTTATGAATAGCTGACATAACTCTAGAGCCACGTTCTAATAAAGCAACGGTTGTGCCTACTGCTGCCGATTGATTGCCGTCACCGACCTGCATATCAGCGATGCTCGCAAATCTTTGCCCGGCTTGTACTACTTGGCCCATTAAAGCCAGTAGTGTTTGTGAAGGTTCTTTGAATGGTAATATTTTAAACGCATCATCAAGTCTACCGCCCGGCGCATCTACGTCTCTAAACTCACCTGGTTGTAATGGTTGGGCTTCATCGCGTACTCTGATGCCACGCTGTTTAAATCCTGCTGGTAAATTAGCTAGTGTACCTGCATCAAGTAATTGTCTCAAAGCTGCAGTAGCCGTTCTAGATAAACCACCAATCATGTGGATTAAACCAAAGCCGTAAAAGCCTAGTCCTGGTAAAAATTTAAAATGTACAAAATAATCCGTACGTTTTTTTAATGGATCTTTTGCATCAAAGTTTCTACGAATAGCTAAGACTTCATTGCTGCCTTCTTCTATGGTTACAATGTAAGGTAGTTTAATTCCAGTTGGTTCTCCTTCTTCGTCCATTTCTTCAAACCCGTCAAGGTCTAAAGCAACATGACATTCTAGTAAGGTATAAATTTCATCTTTATTAGTAGTAGAGGTACCTTCTAAACTGTTTTTCTTTTCTTGAATTTCGCTCTCTTTATAATTTGGAGTACCTAGATCTATGTCACTATAAAAACCACTTACTTGATTTTTACGTAAATCATTTTCAGACATTTTTAAAACATGAATAATAGTATCAGCTTCTTCTAATGAAGATGCGGTGTAAGGTACAACTAAATCTTCTGCGGGTACAAATTTAGATACACAACGAGCTTTAGTTTCGTCGTAATAAACTTTTTTAAAAGTACTACCAGCAAGAGGTAGATTAAATAACATTTGATCAAACTCAGGTTCATACTCAGTCATCTCACACATTAATTGATAATTCATAAAATCTTTAACTCGCTCTGCTTGAGCTTGTTTGACATCATCAACTTTACCTACAACTCTAGTTCTAACTGGACCACCTGCGGGTAATAATTCTTTGTAAGCTAAAGCTTGAAACTGAGTAACCGCTTCGGCTAGTACGGGGTGGGTTGCACCACTAGCACCAGCAAACGGTTCGGTTCGGTTCTCGTATTTAAAACCAAGTAAATCTAAACCTTTAGTGTAGGCTTGTTCCCAATCGTCGCGAGCTGATTTATTATCTTCGTACTCACTTTGTAAATCAGAAGCTAAACTAGCTAAAATATCTTCGTCTAGTAAGTCAGCTAAATTGGCACGTGGATCGTCGCCACCTTCTGCCACCATTGCTGCTGGATCAAAATCTATTTCAACACCACCGTCTTCTAGCTCATTAATTTCTATTGGACCTTTAGCCTCTTCTTCTTGAGGTAGTTCTATGTCTTGCGCCAGTTCTTCTGGTCCGGGTAAATTGATTTTACCACGTACGTTATCTATTTCAGCCATTATGCCTTTTCTCCTTAAATAAGGTTCCTACCCCACCACCATTCTTATAGCCTACTCTGCCGCCTTTGGCAAACCCATCAATATCTTCTTTTTCTGTAGCTTTCTTAAAATCTGCCACTAATTCCTCTAATCTTTCCGTTGAGGCTTTATTGCCTTGGGTAGCAAATTCTTCTATTGAATTAATACCGAATTTTAAATCATCAATACTTTCGGCAGCGTTTTCAAAATCTTGCAGTTCACCTTTTTGAAACTCGCTGGCATAAAATTCACTTTCTTCCACAAATTCTTTACCATCCGGTCGTTTGTTTCTGGTTGGTGGAAGATATTCAAAATTAACTTGTTGAGAGTCGTCACCACGTGTAAACACTTGCATATTACCCGTTACAACGTCTTCTTCTAGCATATATACATTACCTTTACCATCATCTAGGTTATATGTGTTGGTTGAATTACGACCTCCGGTTGCAGTATTAGCTTGTTTACCTTGCGTTTTAATTTTGTTTACTAACATTGGAAACCAGCTTGGCATCCCTTGTGCCGTTATTTCAGGAACTACCGCCGCTACTTTAGGTGCTGTTTTTATACCACCAGTTAAAGCTGCGGCAATGCCACCACCTAATACACCTAAGAAACCGCGGCGTGATATATTTAATTTTGGTACTTTAGGTTTATCTGCCATATTATTTTTTTCTAAAAAGTGAATTTATACCAATCCGACCACCCTTAGCATTTAACGTTCTGTTTGGTGGAATGATAGTTGCATCTAAAGCACTGTCTGTATTTTTTATTTGTGTTTGAAAATCTCTTAAAGACTCTGCTAAAGCCTCGGCTTCATCCACTCTACCTTGTTCAATTAAGTCTTGTATCTTGGCTGCCGTTTGTTGTATTTCATCTTGCGTAGCTTGAATTATTTTTTGTTCTTCTATTATTGGTGCATACATTTCTTCCATCACGGCTCTACGTTCAGGTGGTACGTTTTCAAAAGTCTCTTCAAGCGTCATCGGCTTTTGCTCTTGACGTAAAACTTCATCCGGTGTGTTGTCAACTCGGTCAAAAGATTTTTCTAAATTAGCATCATCAAAGTCAATAAGTGTCTCCCCAAACTCATCGCCTGGATTACTACTGTCAATTATTTGTTTAGCGTTTTGTTTAGAAACGTTTTTAGCAGTATCAGAAGCTAACTCTATACTACCACTAAAAGCAATCTCTTCGATGTCTTCTAAAAACTGTATAGCATCGGTCGCACTATAATCTAGGTTAGTGTCTAGGTAAGCTTTAATACTTGCTAGTTCATTAGGTCCCCTTCTTTTAGGATCACCTATTGCATAACCTTCATTCATTTTTTCCATAATAGCGAGCCGCGCTTCTTCAAAACTTAAACCAGTTTTCTCAGCCACAAACTGAATAGACCGTTCAGCACCATCTTGCATGTCTGCTGATTTACCTTGCGGTCGATTAGTTACACTTGGTGTTTCATAAGTACCGTCAGCTTTTTGAGAAGATATGAATAGACTACTACCTTCACCATACTCTTCTTTAATTCTACCTAACTCGTCAAGGTATTGCTCTTTAGTAAAAGCGCCATTATCAAACAAAGACTTTGCCTCTTGTTCTACTTGTAGTCTAGCTTCTGCTGCTGTTTTAACAAAATAGTTAGGATCCTTTGGATCTATTACTTTTTCAGTATAAGCAAGAGTTGCTGGTTCATCAGAGTCGCCTCTTTTTATAATTTCATTTATTTGTCTTTGGTCATCACTAATATCAAGCGAAGCAACACCTTCACCTTTACTTGCACTTTGTTGAAACTCTTTTAATTTGTCAGCAAGAATAGCTACTTGTGCGTCAGTAATTGTATTAGGTTCTTTTGCTAAAACAGATAGCTCTTCCCCTATTTTTTTTAATTCTTTTAATTTTTTTGCATCTTTGGTTTTTTTAGCACTTTGGATTACTAGTTCAAATAACTCTATAAATTTTTTCATTAGTAGTAAGTCCTTTTTTTATGGGTAACTGGTTCATCCTCATAGTCTTCTGGATGAATTACAAAACCCCCTTGTCTAAATCTCATTACGGCTTGAGTCATGCTATCCACTAAGTCATCGTGTTCCCCTAGCGGAAATGCTGCGCATTCCTCTATAACCTCTTCTGTAAATTTACGGTCAGGTGCCCATATCATACCTGCTTCAAACAACGGTGCTACCGCATTTACTCTAGTATGCTTATCATTTCCACGGCTAGGTGTAAAGTTAATAACTGGTATGCCCATTTGTCTCAGCTCGTAAGTAAGCGGGAGCCCCGATGCTTTAGCCTCGATTATTACAGTTTCTGGTTTCCAGTAGTCATACGCTTCTTTGGCTTTCCGTCTAAGTTCTGGAAACTCCCACCGATCCTTAACTGCATCCAGCAAAATTAAGTGAGCTTCACCTTCTTCATTGGGATAGAATACGCCCCACGTCGTAATAGCACT